CGATGATAAGGATATAAATTATCCTGAATATCAATATGTCCAGAATAACAATGTGCAGGATGACATTGTTAATAAGAAAAAGAAACGTTCGCATAAGCGAGAACGTAGTAAAACAAAATTTGGTAATTTTGTTTATATGACAGGTTTTGATATTGAAGAACCTGTTTTTGAACCTTTGGATTCTATGGAACAAAGACCAAAGGAAGCTCCTAAAATTGAATGTCTTGAATTGCAAGATATAAATGAAGGTATACCACATGATATACCTGATTCAATTGTTGATGAAGATATTGTAGATCAAATTAAAATTATGAGTCAACAAGATGCTGATCTTTTGTATAAAGCTAATGAAATTCTTGGATGGGATTTTGATGATGATGGTTATGGTAAAAAATTAGCACATAAGTATAATGAATTAAAAGCTGAAACTCTTATTCCTAAATTAAGTAAAGGTACTTGGGAAGAATTAGAAGAAAATAAACATTATGAAATATTTAAAAAATCGGTACGTGATGGAACATCTGATACTTTACAATATGAATGGAAAGATGGAACTTGGACACATTATTATTATGATATTGAATTACAAGATTTTGTTGAAGAACATTTTGTTTGTTGTGATTCTGAAGATGATTATGAAAATCAAGGAAAAGAACAATGTGTTGATAAATGTTTAAATGAAAATGATGGATGTGAATGTAATTTTTGTTGTTATACTGATGCTAATGGAATGATATGTAGTAAAAATTTTGGAATTTTTAAGCAAAGACAACCTTATGCTTGTCAGTATGCAGAACGAGGTGATATTGGATGTCAAATTGGTTGTGATTGTAAAACAATGATTTATTCAGAACGTGTTATACCCCCTGAAAAGAATCTTATACATATATGTCCTTTTAAACCTAAAAGATATAATTGGGAGTGTTTTCGTTGGGATGAAATTCGTGTTTTTCCTCATGTTAAAAAATATGAAAAATTTGTTGTTGGTGGAAGTAGTGATGAAATGAAAACTAAAAATGATCAGTTTTGTAATGTATGTTCTAATTATAAAGTTTATTTAGAGTTTCAAGGTGGGTATAAAGTAACTTTTATGGTAAATGGAAATACTATTACTCCTGTTTATTGTGCGTGTGAAAGTAAACCTTTTGAAGTTGGTTATAAGTTAGCTCCCATTCAACGTTCTTTAGAATTTATAGATGGTGAGTTGAAAAAAGGATTAGATTGGTGGATTTTTCTTGAAAAAATATATACTAAAAAATTAGATGATAAAATTTTAAATTCAGATTTTATAAGATCCGCGATTACTAAAAGAAAATGGTTGGATTCTAAAGAAGTAGATCAGACAATTCGTTTCGCTGCACCTAAGTTAACTAGTTTAATAACCCCGGATGGTCGTCAACGTCAGGCAGAGTATCAATCTGCTGATAATTTTTATAAATGGTGGGAGAATTTTAAAACCTTTAATCCTTATACTTGGTTTGATTTATTTATAGCATTTATTGCGTCATCATTTAGCACTATAGTTCAGTTTGGTGCTTTATGGTGGTATTGGAATGCCTCATATTTTAATCCTATTATTGGTTGCTGTTTAACGTTGTGGTTTATGATAGCAAGATTTTATTATGCCTACCAAATTTGGACTGAACGAAAAGCACAAAGTTATATTAATATTTCACATATTATGACGACTCTTGAAGTTATTGGTGCATTAGTTTTGTTTAGTTGGTTTTTTAAATGTTTGCATAAAATATTTACCACACCTGATAAAGATAAACCTCAAAATCAAGGTTTTAAAACATATAAAGGTTTATTAATGTTGTGTAAAGGAATAGCAGGAATAGCATTAAAAGCAATGGGTATACTTGGTAAATTAAAAGTTAAACAGAAGCAGTATACTGAAATTATGTCATTGTTTGATGATCAAATAAATATATTTTCTGGTTTTATTCTTATGTCAGAAGATGGACTTGATTTTTCATTTCAAAATCAAGGAAATGTATCATCAACAGGAGAGTGGTATGATGAATTTTTAAATAATTTTGTTGATATTGATGAAGACGAGTGGGATGAAGACGAAGAACATAATTATTCTGAGGTACTTAAGCGTTTTATTAAGGAACATAAATATAAAATTATTGGAGTTACTTCGTTTTTGTTAATTATTTTAATAGCAATAAGATGGTATCGTAAAAATGATAAACCACCAGTGTATAATGAAGGTCTTATTCATATTTTTGAAGATAACGAAGGAACTGGAAAGATGTCTGGAAAGAGGAAAGAAAAACAATATGTTGAAAGAGAAGAACAAATTGAACCTGCTAAGTCAAAAAGTCTTAAAAAACAAGATTATGATCAGATGATTGAGGATAAAATTGAAAAACAATCTCAACAAATGTATTCTTTGCAGAAAATAGCACCTGCTTATAGATGGAGTAGAGTTGACAGAAAAATCCAAATTGTAAATAGTATTGCCCCAGAAAAATTACTTGGATATGACCATGTTATAGTTAGAATAGGACCTTTTGAGTCTAAAGTTCAGATGAAAGGCAAATTAACTATAGATACTATTAGAGAATTACGTAAGATGGCAAGACGTTATGATACACCTGTAAGTGTGCAATTAGAAGAAACTGGAACTTGGAATGTTTTAAATGAGGCTTTAGATGAAAATGAAGCTAATGTATTGGATAGGGAAACCTTCATTGCTAAAGCAAAATTACATCAGATAACTCTTACAAATGAGGAATTAGATAGCATAATGAAAGCTAAACATCCTTATAGTAAGTATTCAGAGATTATGATAGCTAGAAAATTAGAACAAATTAAAAATTCTGAAGCTAAGAATGAAGGATTGTTGGGAATGAAACAATTTGATGTTAATGATATTGCTAGTAAAATAGTTCAGTTACATAATGATACCTACGGACAAACTACTTTTGGTTTTCGTATTGGTGAAGAATTTTATACAGTAGCGCATAGTGTGTATGATATTAATCTGACAGCTACAGATAGAGGTATTGTTAGGACAACTGGAAAGGAATCAGCTTTAGAAACTCTTAATTTACAACAAATATCACGGAATGCTGATTGGGCTATATTTAATCCTCCTAGAGGTAGAATGATTGCCAGTTTTAAACCTTATGATAAAGAAGAATATGACGGACCTGCTTTTATTGTAGCACCGCAACCTAATGGTGCTCATAAAATATCTTTTGGAGTTGCAGTTGTTGGAAAAGGTTTGTGTTGGCATTTTATGCCAACTGTTGCTGGGAATTCTGGTTTACCCATATTTAATATGGATGGAGAAGTAATTGCTATGCATAAAGCTTATAGTGGTATAGCTAATATTGCAGTGCCAATTAGTAAAATTTTAAAGAAAGATGAAACATTTGTTAGTTTGCGTACTACTAATCAAGGTGTTTTGAATTTTGCTTATTTACCTATGCATATGCAAACTAAAATAGATTTTAATAATACTGTTAAACCACAAATATTGGAATCAGAATGTGAAGTTGTTGGAACTATTGATTATAATTTTAGAGGTTATGGTAAACATAGTATGAGTGATTTGTATTTGGAAAATTATAAAAAATTTGATTTACCTAATCCTTATCAACAAGATTGGGCTATGGCAATACCCACTATAGAATCTATACAGAAAGATTTTGCTAAATATACCAGACCAATGGATATTGATATTAATATGGAAAGATTTTTGATGGCTTATGAATGTTTTGAGAAGTGGATTATGAAGTTATTGAAAAAGAAATTATTACATTTGAAAAAACGTGAAAATTTGTTTGATACTGTTAATAGAATTGCTTCAGCTGGTTTTAATGCCAAACTTGGTAAAGTTTTTGAAAAAGGAGTTTTTATTGACAATTATATGTGGAGCATAGATAAGTTTCTTGACATGATTGAAAATGGAGATGATCCAAGTATTATATTTGAACAACTTGGAAAAGAAGAATTGAGACCTGATCATAAATTATTAATTGGAAAAATTAGAAGTTTTAATTCTGGTGGAATACATTGTTATGCAGCTGAACGGGTTGTTTTTGGAGATTTATGTGAATATGTAGCAGAATTACCATTTTTTGAATCTAATACAACCATTGGTTTTGCACCTTATTATGGTAATTGGGATCAGTTATGTCAATATTTTGGTTTTAGTACACCTCTTTATTCGGATATTGATTTTCCGCAATGGGATTCCAGATATTTGGCTATTATTTTTAAAGTTATTTTAGAAATTTTATTGAAAAAATTTGATATACAGGACCAACCAATGGCAGAAGTATATATGAATTGGTGGTTAAAGAATGTTGTGGAAGAAGCATTATGTGTTTTACCTATATCTGAAGTTAGCGCTATTATTGTTTTGATTTTTAGAGGAATGAAAAGTGGTTGCTTAGTTACTTTTATTTTTAATTGTTTTGGAAACACATTTAGACACTTTTATGTTGTTGTTTTTATGTTTGATTGGGTAACTTTTGAGGAATTTATTGATCAATTACGTTGGATGACTTGTGGAGATGATTTTGCTATGCAGAATAAATTTGAAATAGATATGAGGCGTTATAGGGAGTTGTCTAAAAGTATTGGTTGGGATGTAGAAACATATAAAGAAGGATTTCGTCAAGAAGATGGTTATTTTATTACTGTGGAAGGTAAAAATGGGGAATTAACTTTTGCTGGATGCGATACTAATGTTATTTTTGGTGTAAAACGTGTCCCAATTGTTGAAAAG